TTGGTTATTAGGTTGTTTAAGTGAAAAAAACAAAGTGAGAATGTTTAACGGTTCTGTAAAGGATGTGGAAGAAATAGTTGTTGGAGATAAATTAATGGGGCCAGATTCTAAAGTTAGAAATGTTATTAATACGTTTAATGCTGTTGGACCATTATATAATATATCAACAAGATATGGAGAAAGTTTTCAAGCTACTGATACACACATTCTAAGGTTAAATCAGAAAATTTATACTGCAAGAAAAGGTAAAAATGTTACTTTACAAAATCAGAAAAACATCTCTGTCGGCGAATATGTAAATCTTAGAGATAATAAACTAGAATCTCGAAATTATTTTTACGAAGGAGTTCAGGCATCTATAGACTATCCTGCTAAAAAATTACAATGGGATCCATATTTATTAGGTTTGTGGCTAGGTGATGGTTTTAAAAGAGAGCGTATGATTTGTGGTAGTAAAGAAGATTCAGAAACTTTAAACTGGTTACAATCACATTTTGATAGTCGTAATATACCTTATTCTTTAAGAGATGCTATACGCGGTAAAGGAAGCTTAGGTACTAAACCTGTTTGGAGATTAAGATGGTTTAAACAAGTTGATGAATGGTTTGATTTGGTTTTAAAGAACAATAAACATGTTCCTGATGAATATCTTATAAACTCTAAAGACAACAGGTTAAAATTATTAGCCGGAATGATTGATTCTGATGGATCCTATGAGAAAGGAAGATTTACTATTACGGGAGTTGATTTAAAATTATTAAAACAATTTCAAGAAGTTGCTAGGTCTTTGGGGTTTAGAGCAAAAATTCATAAACCTGGTAGAAGTGGAGTAACTAATTCTTTAAAATATAACCTTAGAATATCAGGCAACATTGATGAGATTCCCACATTACTTCCAAGAAAAAAAGCAGAAAGATCAGGCTTTGGCACAGGTTCTAATAGAAATAGTTTAACTGTTGATTTCATAGACTTTAAACCTTTTTATGGAATAGAAATAGATGGAGATAATTTATTCTTATTAGAAGATTATACCGTAACTCACAACAGTCGTGGCGGAGGAAAAAGTTATACTACGGCAGGTATTGCAACACATGTACTTACATTTGATGGAATTAAAGAGTTTACTAAAGAGAACACTATTAACCCTCCAACTACTAAAGTAATACTTGGTGCAGGTATAACAGGTAAATCTGCTGATTTAATGAACAAGATAACCACAGGTTTAAATGTTTTAGGTACAGATAAAGACTTAGGTGTTTGGGGTTCACCAGAAACCAGAGATTATGAACCTAATCCTTTTTATAGAAACTGGGTAGGTGATGATAAACCTGGAAATAGTAAGAATCCTCTTAGGTATGAGTATGAATTAGAAACTCCACAGGGGTGGATTACCAAAGGTACTAAGACTTCCATACATCACGTAAACTATTCTGATAAGAAACAGGATGGTACACAAGCAGGTGCGGGTGGAAGATCAGCTCTTTGTTTATATGAAGAGATTGGCCTTATGCCAAACTTCAAAGATGCTCTCTTATCTAACACTGCTGTAGTTTCTGTTGATGGAGATCAAATGGGTGTACAATTAGGTATTGGTACATCTGGTAACATCGATTTGATTCAACAAACTAGACAAGTATTTGAAAATCCTGGTGAGTATAACTTCTTGGAATTTGATAATGTTTGGGAAGATTCGGACAAGAAGATTGGACTATTTATTCCTGCTTATCTTACCGAAACAAGATTTAAAGATGAGAATGGTAATACTGATTTTGAAAGAGCTTTAAAACATTACGAAGAAAGAAGAACAGACGCTGCTTCTAAGAATGATCCTGCAGCTATCTATAATGAGAAGATGAACTATCCTTTAGTTCCTTCTGATATGTGGATGACTAATAAAGGTGCTTACTTTCCAATTGTAGAATTGTTAGAAAGAGAAAGAGAGTTACTTAGAAACAAGCAATATCTTACTCTTGGTAAAAAATCTAAGTTTATTTGGGATTCTAAACAACCTTATGGTGTCAGATCTGAATATGATGAAGAGGCAGAACCTTTCTATACTCACCCCTATGATAGGTCAATGTCTAAATTAGATGGATGTCCTATTATATATGAAGAACCTAATTATATCTCTGGTCAAATTCCAGATGACATGTATTTATTTGTAATGGATCCTTATGTATCAGAGAATATAGATGAAGGTGGTTCTATAGGCGCGTTTTATGTTTTCTTAAATCCTAAGTATATATCTGAAGGGTATAACGGAAATTATCTTTGTTTAGCTTATGTTGGAAAACATAGTAATGGTAAGGATGCTATGTATGAAATTATTGAAAAGATAATTGCTTATTACGGTAATCCACCTAGAAGTTTTTGGTATGAGGCTAACAGAGGAGATTCTATTAGAGGTTATTTCATGAGAAAACAGAAACTTTATCTACTTTGTTTAAGACCTAATAAGGAAAAAGGTTCTGCTGTATATCAACAAAAAGTCCAAGAATATGGATACATGGTTGGTAACCAAGTAGATAAAGTTGAAATGATAGATGATACTGCAGAATGGTTATTGAGACAGACTACTTATAATGGTCAGAAAATGAGAGTTATAGAAACAATTCCGGATTTATTCTTAATACAACAACTACTTGTATATGATTTAAAAGGAAACTATGATGCGGTATCTGCAGTACTAGGCTTTCCTTTAGCTCTTAAAGAACTGGAACACAATATTCTGAATGAAAAACAGAAATCAAAAAAGAATCCGTTAGGGTTCATATCACTTAATCCTAACATATTCAAGGATAGAAAAACCCTTGATAAAATAAGACAAATTAATGAAAAGATTAGAACACTCCAATAACGATTTACAGTTATTGTTAAATGGCTTAAATAAAGCGGCAGATATTATTACGTCTACAATGGGAGGAACAGGTAAGAACGTTCTTCTATTTGAAAATAGAAATTTATTCTTTACAAAAGATGGTGTTTCTGTTGCTAAGAAAATTATGTTTAGTAATCCAGAACAAGATGCTGGTGCTCAACTACTGATTAATGCAGCTAACCAGACTGTACATGAATGTGGTGATGGAACTACACTTACATCTCTTTTAACAAAGAACTTTATTAATCGTTTGATGGAAGAAACCAAGACTAGAGAAGTAAATGATCTACTGGATGAAGGCAAAGCAGAAATACAGAAAGTGGGCGAATATCTTTTAAGTATATCCACTCCTATAGAAACTGTTTCTCAGATATACAATATTGCATTTACTGCAAGTAAGTCAGAAAAGATAGCTAAATTAATTCAAGAGATTTATAATCAGACAGGGTTAAAAGCTTCTATATCTGTAGAACATGGTCAGCATTTTAATTATACGTATTATGAGATTTCAAAAGGTTTAAACTTTGAATCTGGTTTAGTACATCCTCAATTTGCAAATCAGTTAAACGGAAACTATTCTGCAGAAAATCCTTTTATTTGGATCATAGATGGTGATGTAACAAATCCCCAGGATTATAAGCATCATTTGGACGACTTTAATAACAGGAATATTCCTGTAGTAATGATAGCTAAAGACTTCTCTGATACATTTGTTAGAGCTGCTTTGTCTAATAAAATACAACAAGATTTAAATATTTGTCTTATTAAACATCCAGGTTATGGAGAATCTATTGGTGAAAATCTTAAAGACCTAAAGGTGTTTTTAACAAAAGGTCATTGTAATAAAATTACCGCTACCCCGTATGAGTTTACTATCTATAACAAAGTAGATAAAAAGGTTATTAAGAAAAGGTTGGATCAACTAAATGCGCAATTAGATAACGCTCAGGTAGAATTTGATAAGCTTGCAATTTTAAAAAGAATTGCTAATTTGGAGCAAGTGTCTGCTATTATTTATGTAGGAGGAATTACCAAGAAGAATGCAGATGAGGAATATGATAGAATTGAGGATGCGGTAGGTTCTTGCAAGTCAGCTTTAAGGTTAGGTACTGTAAAAGGAACAGGTGTTGCATTATATGAGTATGCTCAAAGAAATCAAGATACTCTTCCAAGATGGTTTTATGAGACTTTAAAAGAACCTGCTTATAAAATCTTAAGTAATGCTAATTTAAAGTTAGAACCTGTATTTGAACCATTCAATGTGAAAACAAAACAGATTGACAATACACTTGTAGATTCTACACATGTTATAGTTCATTCATTACAGAATAGTTTTGCTATGGCAGAGCTGATTATAAATACATCGTACATTTTATATGATTAAGAGAAAACTCTCTGAAAAAGAGAAATATGAAAAAGACGGAGAGTGGTTTAAAGAGATGATGAATTACTTTTGTCCTTACTCACTGCATCTTGACCAAGATCATGAAGAAATGCAAGTGTGTTATCAAGTGGTAAACAACGATCTTTCCTCTTTTAAAGAGAGGTTAAAACAGTTTTGTAATCCGCTCGGTGATGGGATTGAAGTAGCAGATCATGAAATTGAACCTTATCCAGAATTACACAATTGTGTAAACATTCTTAAAGGTGAGATGATTGGAAGAAAAGATACACTTAATCTTTTACTTCTAACATCAAAAGCTGTTCAAGATAAAAATCAACAGTTGGTTGATGCAATTAGGCTTTCGATAGATGAGAAGGTTGCTATTGAGTTGGATAAACAACAGATGCAACTTCAACAAATGTCAGAAGAAGATATTGCTAAATATCAACAAGAACTTAGAACTCAACTAGAACCAGAAGATTTATTATCAAAAAACTGGCAATCTGAAATTGAAATCTTTTTTAATAAGGCGTTAAAATATGTAATGCATGATCAATCTATTTTAGATAAAAAAGTAGATAGTTTTGAAGATATTATTATTGCAGACAGATGTTTTATTTTTTCTGGTTGGAAACACGGTAAGCCTTACTTAGAAGTAAGAAATCCGTTAAGAGTTTTATTCCACAAAAATCCAAATGAAAAGCGAATCGAAAAATCAGATTGGATTGCTTATAGAAAGACCATTACTTTGACAGAAGCTATGGATGTTTACAATTTGTCAGAAGCTGATGTTGCTAAATTAGGTATCTTTTCACACGTTGGGAAGTTAGATGCTAGACATGATATTTTTAGCAATGATAGTAAACCTGTTTGGGACCACACAAGACAAGAGATGTTGTTACAATCTCAAAGCAACAGTAGTGATTTTGATAAACAGGTTGGTTTAAATCAAACTGGATATAGTTCTTTATCTGGAAGAAGAGAGTTAATTTTTGAAACTCACTTTGAGTTTAAGGCTTTTAAAGAGATTATCTTTTTGTCTTATAAAGACGAATATAACAATCCTATTGTTCTTCCACTTTCTTCTGACTTTGAGATCCCAAAACATGCTACTAAAGAGAAATTCTACAACAGGTATGATATGGAGTCAACCAGACATAGTTGGTTTGATGAACTTACTCAAATGCAGTTTACTGCAGAAAGTCTTTGGATTCCTAGAAAGTATGAAATCATAAGACTTGGTTCAGACGTATATCCTGTAATGCGAGAAGTGCCTTATCAACATACTAGTATTGAACAGCCTTATACTAATTTTGAATTAAGTACAAAAGGTATGGTTTTAAATGCTAGAAACGCAAGATCTGTTTCTCCAATACAAAGAGCCTTACCTATTTACTTTCAATATCTCTATACTAAATCTATTCAGAACAGAGAATTGAGTAAATATCAAGGTGCTATTCAAGCTGTTGATGTGGATCAAATTCCAGATTCACTTGGGCAAGACTTAGAAGGTAACCCTATTAGAGATAAGGTATCTGCTTATTTGGCAATGTTGCGCAAGACTAATAAAGACTTCTTCTCTGGTTCTCAAACATCTTTAGGTGGCTTACCCCCTTCTACTAGAAGTCCTGGCAGTTCAGGTTATATGTTAGGAACAGCTGTAGAGCTATTAAACTTACAAAATCTATTAGATTTCTTAAAAAGAGAAATTGGAATGGCGATGGGCATTAGTCCTCAAAGACAGTCTAATTTTCAGACTAACTCTAATGTTGCAGATAATCAGCAGGCTATTAATCAAAGCTATGCTATTACAGAGCCGTACTTTTATAATCATTCGATGATTTGGAAAGCTGCTCTTAATGATTGGTTGATTAACTTTAAAACTTATTGTAAGAATCAATTTGAGCTACACGATCAACAAGAGTTGTCTTTTCATTACTGGCTTCCTAATAATACTGAAGAAGTTCTAAAAGTTACTCCCAATTCTTTACAACATTCTGACATTGGATTGTTCTTAGCTAATTCTAGTAATGCTGAAAAGTATGCTCAGTACATGCTTGAGTATTCACACGCATTTGCTCAAAATCAAGGAGAAGGTGCTACTATAGTTTCAGGAATTATTAAGGATATTGTTATGGGAGCTTCTCCTGAAGAAATTCACAAAAGAATTCAGATAGAAGAAAGAAAGCAACAAGAAAGACAACAACAAATACAGCAGTCTCAGTTTGATTCTCAAGAACAATTGCAGAAGATGCAAATTGAGGCTAGGGAAGATGAACAAGCTTTTGCTATTCAGTTAGAAGAACTAAGAAATAAAGGTAAGTTGGATGTTGCATTAGTTACTTCCTATATTGGTCAAAAAGATCAGGATCAAGATGATGATGGGGTTCCAGATCAATTGGAAATTCTAAAGCTACAACAAAAGGTAACATTAGATAATCAGAAGATTAGTTTGGAAAAAGAGAAACTTCAATATGAGAAGGAGTATGATAAGGAAAAACTTGCAATAGAACGCAAAAAAGCAGGTCGTCCAAAATCAACAAAATAATCTTTTTGATTAAAAGGAATCAACGTCAGAAAAATGACCTGTTATTAATTAGACAGGTAAAAACACTAGAATTACACCTTAATTTTGTACAAAATTAAATACTACAAATGGACGAATTTGAAGTAAGTCTTGAGGAAATCGAGACTCCGGAAGTGGTTGAAGAAATAATCCAACCAGAAGCAGAAGTTGTTGAAACAACTTCAGATCCTTTAGCTCAAAGTGTATATGAGCAATTATTAGAAAAAGGTTATGTTGATGAAGATGATGAACCATTTGATGGTTCATTTGAGTATATTGATAATAAGCTTTCTCAGTTACCACAAAAATTATTAGCTTCGGCAATTCAGGAATTACCTACAGAAAGTCAACAGCTTTTAAAGTTTGTTGCTGCTGCAGGTAAAGACCTAACTAGAGAAGAACTAAAAGAGTATTTTCAGACTTATCTTGCTGAAGCAGACGATATAAAGTTTGATACACAAGATGATGCTAGAAAGTTTCTGGAAACAGAACTTAAATCTAAAGGTTTAAGAGATTCTGCAATTCGAGCACAGTTAGATGAATTAGAAGACGAGGAACTTCTGATTGAAGAAGCAGAAAAACTTCGTAAAGAAAAAATTAAAAAAACCGACACATTATTATCAAATAAACAACAAAGCGTAAGTCAGAAAGCTGAGCAACAAAGGATATTTATTTCTAACTTGCAGAAGGAAATTGAAGAAACAAAATGGGCTAAATCTAAACAAGATAAGGTTCGTGAAACAATTCCTAAAGCAAACGAGATTTTAAATAAGATTGTTGCTGATCCAAAGGCGTATGTGCAGTTTATTGATATATTAACCCGATTTGATGGAAAGCAGTTTAATTTTGATGATTTGAGAAAACAAGGAGAAGCTAGAGCCACATCTACTTTAAAAAATAAGATTGAAAAAAACGGATTTAGTTCTGCTGGAACAACCTCAGCTTCAAGTGAAAATAAACTACTTGACATGTTAAAAGACTACGAAATCGTAGTTTAAAAATTATAAATAATTTATGGATCGTAAATCCGCATTAGTCACACATGAACGCACTGCATGGGGTGGTAATTATTTTGATAGTTACACTCACGCAAATATGTTCCGCAGCTACAAACCTTTTGATTTTGGTGTTAAGTCTGCACAATTATTTAGTTCAGAAATTGGTTCTGACATTGTGAACAAAAAATTCACTTATTTTACTCTTGCTCAAAAGAATGTTTACACCCTTCCTGGTGGTGTTGATGATTATACTTGGTATTTGATGGCTGACATGGATGTTGAATTCAGATTCACTGAATTGCTTGTTGGTGCTTCAGATCAAGTTGGTAAAGGTGGTATTCCTTTCAAATTTGCGTTAGACAGAGATTGGTTGTCAGAACCAGCTGTTATTAAAATTGCAAACTCAAATGCTCCACTTATTAGAATCCTTGGGCAACCTGTTCAACGTTCTGCTAATAGCTGGGAATATGAAGGTGAATTGCAAACTGGTGATCCAAATGCTTGGTTGCCCGCTCAATATCTTCAGCCAGGTCAACCTGCAATTCGTGTAACGTCATTTGTCGCAGATGAGTTAAACATGAAATATGCAGCTGACCAATATGGTGAGATGTTTAAGTTGTACAACTGGGTTGCTAACTACGCTAACAAAGCTGAGTTCACTGATAAGTTTATCAGAACTGAAATTGAAGCTCGTAAGAACGGTCGTTCATTCTCTTCTAGCGAAGGTTATTCAGTGGGTGGTAAAACTACCAAAGGTGCTGCTGTATCTAGCGGTTATGTTTATCAAACCAATTTGAAAGATCACTCTGGTAAGATGATTTCTAAAGGCACGTTTATTACTGCTGTTGAAGCACGTCTTGAAGAAAGAACCATGTATGATCGTGAGATGGCTATGGAATGGGGTCAACTCCAGAAAACCGTAGACCGGGATTCTGGTAGAACTATTAAAATTCCAGCTGGTTGGAGATCATTAGTAAAAGATGGTCACTACATGGAGCAGAATGGTTCACTTACTCTTAACATGTTGTTTGAATATCTCAACAACATCTTCTTGACTCGTAAGTCATTTAAAGACCGTAAGATTAAAATCGCAGGTGGTGAGGGTGCCATTCAATTCCTATCTAATCTTATTTTTGAAGAGTACAGCTCAATTGTAACTGTCGATACATTGTTTGCTCAAAAGAGAACTGACCCACAAGGTTACCACGCTAATGAGTTGCAATATGGTGCACAATTTACAAAAATCTTAATGACCAACGGTATTGAGGTTGAGATTGTGTATGATCCAATGAAAGACAACCGTCAGTTGTTCCCCGAATTAGCTCCAGGTACCCAGCGTACTTTAGAGTCTTATTCTATGGACATCTTTGACTTTGGTGTTACAGATCAAACTCCAGCGGGTGCTAACACAGCAAACATGTGTATGGTGATGCAAGATGGTGTTGAATCGTATTTCACCGTGTCTAATGTTTACAACTTTGAAACTGGTGCAGAAATGTCTGGTGGAAATGTTTATTCACCTAAGAAAGAATTAGGTATTTACAAAGAACTTTCAGGCTCACTTAACATTTGGGATGTAAGCCGTGTTGGTCGTATTGAGGTAAATCCTTACGCATAAAAATATAAAGGCGGTTCTATGAAAATAGGATCGCCTTTTTAATTTCTATAAAATGAAAAATTATAGTACCATTTGGATAAGCCCTGTTCCTAGACAGGCTACACAAGGTCGAGATAAACAGACCTTCACTTCTTTTAATCCTAAAACAGGAGAGCAGACAGATCAGCGTAAGTTGATGCACAAAACCAGGGAAATTGGAACAGGTTATAGAATGAGCTTTAGAGCCGATATGACTAAAAACAAACTTCACACCGGTTTAGAAGAATCTGTAGACAACCCCTTTTACAACTTAGATGCTTCAGACGTAATGTCCGATTTTGGTTTAGATCATAGCTGGTCTTCTGAGCTAGATAAAATTGTAAAACAAAAACTTATTAAAAAACAAACTTACTTTGAAATCTTAGATCAAAGAGAACCTGGGTTCTATAAATCTGAAATGGTGTCTGGTAACTTATTTACTTATTCTAAAAACAAAAAAGCTACAATAGCTTCTACTTTTTTAGAACAGTTTTATGTTACTCTGTACGATGGTCCAAACAGATTTACCGACGAAACACCAAGAGGTAGAATAGCTATTCAGCTTTTTAAGGTGCACGACAAAGTTGCCCCAAATAAACAAAGTATAAACCCTACAATGCATTCTTTTTATATTTCTGAAGAAAATGAAGCAGAAATGGAGAAGATGAGAAAGCAGGATGTGATTGACCAAGCTATTTATGCAAAGGTTAAATTGTTTAATGAAGCTTCTGAATTAAAACTTTATCAGGTGGCTAGTTTGTGTTTAAATTCACAAAGTCAACCCATTGTTAAAGGTACTTCATCTAAAGATCAAATAAAACAAGCTATTAATAATTATCTAGACTCTGGTACTAATCAGTTAACTAATGTTGGGAAGTTTATTGAGATCACTGATCTGTTGAAAGAAAAGGAAAACAAACTTAAGTTTGAAGTTCTTTATCTCGTACAGCAGGGTATTAATATGAACGTACTTTCTATGAAAGACGGTTATATGTTGTGGCACTCAAAAGCACAAACACCTCAATATAAGTTTTCAGAAAAAGACAAGTTTGTTAATCTAATACTTGTAGAAATGTTAAAATACAACCCAGAAGATACAGAAACCAGTAACTGGTATTATGATTTATATTCTGAGTTGGAGAAAAAAGGTGTCTGGTTAAAATGACAATAGAAAGAATACATCAGGAGATTAAATTTAGACTTAATAAATTAAATTCTAATCACAAACAAGACTTTCCGGTTGAGTATATAGATGATGCGATTAACAAGGTGATCAACGATTATGTTGAAATATTCTATTCTGGAAATGCCATGAAACCTTATAAACTAGGTTTTGAAATTACTCAGCAAAGAATAGACATGTTAGCAACACTTGTTGTTCCAGAAGTGTCACTTGCATTTACAAACTTTGATACGAATATTTATTTTGGCAATCTTGGTGCTTTAGTAACTCCTTATAAACATTTTATTAGAGGCTATGTAATACCAGAAGAATGCGAAAAAAAAATACCTATTACTATTACTAGACATAATGATTTGGACCTTAAGTTAAGAAGTACAAATCAACAACCTAGTTTAAAGTGGGAAAGATGTCTTGGTGTATTTAAAAATAATCAATTGTTTATTTATACAAAAGACTTTACTCCCGATTCTATATTTATAGAATATATAAAACAACCAACCAAAGTATTTTATGGAGGATATAATTCATTAGAGTTCATTAATGGTGATACTACAGCTTATAATACCGTAAGCCCAAAAGTAACATCCGATATTCCTGCAAATTATCACGATTTACTAGTGGACATGGTTGTTCAATATTTGGCTTCTGTAATAGAAGACGAAAATACATATAACTTTCAAAGAGAAAAAATTCAATCTCTTATTTAATTAAATTATGAAAAAAACAAATAAGCTTCCAATGGAAACCATTTTGGTTGCAACTGGAGATCAGGCTTTACCTACGGGTACATTTACTACTACAGGTACTGCTGTTAATCTTGCTTCTGGCCAAATCGGTATTTTGAGTTGGGATAAAAACTCTGCTGTTAAAGCACTTGGCACATATATTGCATCAGGTGATGATAGTAATGATGTGCAGGCCATTAAATTGGTTCAAGGAACCCCAATGTCTGCTACTACACAACTTGCTGATGTGTGGGAAGTTGGTGACAAAACTCACATTGAATCTGGAATTATTCGGAAAGGGAATATTACTTCGGTAATGGTGAAAAAAGCCGCTCTTCCTGTGTTTGGTGGATTTGCTGCTACTTCTTTTACAACTCCTGTAAATGATGGAGAATATCAAGTGTTTTTGAAACTTGATTCTGTTCGTTATGATAGAGAGTATTCTACGATGAATGATAACATTGTTGTAGCTACTGCTCCTATTGTTAACTTTACTACCGCTGGTATTGCACAACCCTTGGACTATGTTTTAACCAACATTGCTGTTTCTTTAAACAGTCGTTCAAAAGCTGTTGCTACACAAACCCGTAAAGGTAATAAATCTTTTGTGGTGTTTGGTGTTAAAGTTGCTGGTGGTTCTGGTCAAGTGATTGGTACAATTACTCCAACTACCAACATCACTTTCCAAACATCAAACGGTACTGCTCAAATCTTGAAATCAAGTTCTGAGTTATGTCAAACATTAGCTCGTCTTGTAAAAGACAATGCTCAACTGTTGGCTACTTCTACCATTGAGAATATTGATATTACCACAGCTGGTGCTGCTGCTAAAATTGATGCTCTGATTGTTATTGGTTTACCACATGAGACTGCTGCTTATTATGACAATGTTGAGCAAGTTCAAGTGAAACCTACTTTGAATTTTGCTAAGTCTTTCTTGACTGGTGTTGATCCTGTATTGACCCCTTGCTATCCAGTAGAAGGTACTGGTCAAGGTCGTAAATGGTCACTCTTAAATAGAAAAAGACCTCAGTTGCAAGTTCACACTATGCAAAATCATCCACATGGTGATTGGTTCTCTGAAGGTAAGTCTTATATCAACGAATCTAATTTATACACCTCGTATATCATAGATTACTTCGATACAGAATCTGTTCTTAATGCAAATGTTGTTAGTCTTAAAAAAACTACAATTTTATTTAGATGCGAGGTTCCCTCTTCGTTTACTACTACTGTAAATAACATTATCGCAAGAGGAACAACCGACATTCCTACTGTTACTTCGAGTGATGCTGGAACTGGAACTGCTTCTGCAACTACTGTTGCTGCAATTGAAGCGGTTCTTACCGCCTGGTTGGAACATGCAAGAACTACTGGCACAAACTTCCAAGTTGGAGGTGATGCAGTTGCAGGTAGTACTTACTTATCGTAAATACAAATACTTATTGAAGGGGATGAATTTTGTAAAAGCAAAGTTTATCCCCTTCTTTATTTATACCTATGGCAAAGTACGACAAATATAAAAAACTATATTTACCCAATAACATTATTAAGGGTAAAAGAACAACTACCGGAAATGCGTTTGGTAAAGTTACCCACAGTGGGCAAGGTAATGAGGCTTTAGAAATGGTAGAGTGGATTAACGAAAGAATAGAATCGGGTGATATAATCACAGAATCTACGCCTTTTGTTGGTACAAACTTAGGAGGATTTATCGATGGATCTGGTCAATATGTACTCACAAGTTCTACTGGAACAGACATTACATTAACTCAAGCAACCTTTTCAAATGACGGTGTTCTATCAAGAGAAGACTGGGTTTCATTTGACGCAGTAATTACATTAGCAGGTGTTCCTAGACAAGATATAAATCTTGGCACATTTACAGGAACTATTATTCCTGATAATAGGACTATTAAAGAGGCACTACAATCATTAGAAACAGCGGTTGGTTCTATTACAGGAGCTACTACTGGAAACCTTACTACGAGTTCAACGGGACTATCTATTGTAAACGGTACTAATTCTGTTCTCGGAACTGGCACACAAGTAGTGTTTACACCTGGGTTAGTAAACCTAACCACATTAGGAGGTAATCTAAACCTATCTCAATTACAAACCTCTGGCGTTGTTGGAAACCAGCTTTTAAGATTTAACGGTTCTATTTGGGAAAACTGGACGCCTAATTATACAACAATTATCGCTGGTGGAATTGGAGACATGTTATATTACAACGGTACTTCGTATGTCCCCATAACACCTCAAAGAAACGTTCAAATAGTAAATTCTGGTAATGTGGTTACTATTCCACATACTCCGTTACCTAATACTATAATAGACGTTTTTGTAAACGGTGTTTATCAAGATGATGGTGTAGATTATGTTCAATCTGGAAATACATTCACGTTCACTGTTGTGTTTAACGCAAATAACAAAGTAACAATTAAATACTATACATAAACATGGCTAATACCTATGTGAAGATTCGACAGTTAGAACCATCTACCTCTCCATCTTCTATTCTATATACAAACGGGTCAAATACACCCATTTATTTTGCACCATCGACAGGATCTGACAAAGGTCTATTTTATGATGATTCCGCAAACTCACTTGCATGGCATACTTATGGTGCAGGTCTTACAATGACCGGAACTGTTCTTACTGCCAATGTTCAATCTGTTAACTCTCAAACAGGAGCAGTTGTACTTACAACTACAAACATAGCCGAAGGTACAAATCTTTATTACACAGACGAAAGAGTCGATGATAGAGTTGCAAACCTTTTACAGGCTGGTGCCAATATCACGCTTACTTATGACGATGCTCTTAATACACTTACTATCGCATCTTCGGGTGGTGGTGTAGCAGGTTATGAAACTATTCAAGAAGAAGGCTCTAACTTAGCCGCACAATCTACACTCAACTTTATTGGCGGTGGTATTACTGCTACTAACGATGGTGCAAATAGCAGAACTAACGTAACTCTTGATGCTACTCTTAATGCACTTGCTGCATATAACACAGACGGCATTCTTACTCAAACTGCAGCAGATACTTTTGTAGGTAGAACACTTACTGCTCCTGCTGCCGGTTTTACTATTACAGATCCTGCTGGTGTAGCAGGTAACCCAACTTTTGTACTTGCTAATGATTTAGCTGCTTTAGAAGGACTCGCCTCTACTGGTTTTGCAGTTAGAACTGCTTCTGATACTTGGGCACAAAGAACTATTACCGGAACTTCTGATAGAATTTCTATTACTGATGGTAATGGTGTTTCTGGAAACCCAACTATTGACATTGCTTCTGGTTATGTAGGCCAAGCATCTATTACTACTTTAGGTACTATTACCACTGGTACTTGGAATGGTACAACAGTTGGACCTACTTTTGGAGGTACAGGACAATCTACAGTAACTTCTGGTGATTTACTTTATGGTTCTGCTTCTAACGTATGGTCTAAAAGAACCATTGGATCAGAATCACAAGTTTTGGTTTCTGTTTCTGGATTACCAACATGGGTAGATCTCGATACTAGCTACCTCTCAGACGTAAGTAATATTGCGTTCCTAGATGCAGATCAGACATTTACTGGCGAAAATACATTTGTTGAAAATGTTATTATTCCAGTAACTCCGGTCAATAATAACCACGCTGCCTCAAAACAGTATGTGGATTCTTTAGTTGCAAACCAAAGAACTAAACAAGTAAGAGTTGCTACTACTGCAAATATCACTTTATCTGGTGAACAGACTATTGATGGTATTCTCACTTCTGCTTCTAGAGTTTTAGTGAAAAACCAATCTACTCAAGCAGAAAACGGTATTTATGTATCTGCTGCAGGTGCTTGGGCTAGAGCTGCTGATATGGATGCAGCTTCTGAAGTTGATGCTACGTTCTTAGTGGTTGAAGATGGTACTGTTGGTGCAGGAACCATTTGGTTAACCGCTTCTGAAGTAACTACTTTAGGAACTGATGCAATTGTATTTACACAGATTAACTCTGCTACTGACATTGTTGCTGGTGCAGGTCTTACCAAGTCAGGTCTCACCTTAGATATTGGTACAGCTTCTACTGCAAGAATTGTTGTAAATGCAGACAATATTGATTTAGCTACTACAGCTGTTACGCCAGGAACTTATGGTTCTGCTGTTACTATACCAGTAATCACAGTTGATGCTTACGGTAGATCGACAGGGGTAGTCAATACTAACATTCAAGTTCCTGTTGCGGTATTAGATACTGATCCAGGATTTACTGGTTGGGCTGAAACAGGTTCGGCAAACTTGGAAGGAATTAATTTTGTTAGTGGTGGCGGCATTGATTTAGATATCAGCACTTCTGGTTCTGCAATCCGTTTTGCACACACTTCTACTGGCGCATCAAGTTTAAATACTTCTGGTGCTCAAGTTATAGACGAACTTGTAGTAGATACTTATGGTCACGTTACTACTATTTCAACTCGCAACTTAACTCTTGCTGATTTAGGTGGTGCTGGTGATGTGACTATTGCATACTTAGAAGGTTCTACGGCTACTACTGTATCTTTAAACTCTGGAACGGCAGTTAAGGATAGAAACGGCACGGATATTTCATTTACTCTTCCCACTAATGTGGATAATTTTGAAGTTTACAGAAACGGTATTCTTCAAAATAGAACAGGTACTTCTACTACACGAGACTATCAAGTCAACACAGGAACAAACGAAATCACTTTTGTGGTGGCTCTTACTGCCGACGAGATTGTCATATTTAAGAAAAGATAAGTAAACCATCATGGCTCAAAATAAAATAAAACTCAGACAAATAACACAAGATAGTGCCGTAACAAATGGTACTATTAGATTTGATGGTACAAATTGGGCCGCAAACAATAATTTAAGGACGACAAGTGGAGGGCAGTTAATTCTGCCCTCTTACACGTCTTCATCTTCGTTTGTTGGAACAGCTGAAGGCTTACTTGGATTTGACGAAAATGGAAACATAATTACTGTTGTTACAGGAGATACTTTCCTGGATGACGTATTCAGAATTCAAGATGGTGCAGATGCTACCAAGCAGATTGCTTTTGAGGCATCCAGCATTACTTCTGGAACCACTAGAACGTTTACTGCCCCTAATGCAAATGGTACCTTAGCTTTAGGTACTGGCGCCGCTACACAGTTTGCAAGATGGAATACTGCAAATACATTAGAAGGTATATCGTCAGATCGCATTACAATTGACGCATCTAATAAATTAATAGTAGGATCTACTTCTACACAAAGGGCTTTATCTAAAGCGCCTTGGAACTGGACTACTCCTGCAACAATATTAAGTAATAATACAAGTAGTGATTGGGATGTTCAATTAGCGATAGCATATAATGGTGCTCAATTATTTCAAAGACAAGTAAATCCAGTCGCTGGGGCAGGCACTTTATGGAATTCATACATGACGTATGAGTCCTCATCTGGAACAGTAAGATCACCTCTTGTTAGTGATTTTCCGATGGACATGCGGGTTTATGTAACGAGAGGTGTTACCTCTCCTTATGATCCTTATGATGATGGTTCAGCAGTAAGTCCTATGAGAGTTGTAGTTACCGCAGTAGATGGAACTACTAAACAAGTATCTACGTCTACTGAATTTAGAACAAGATTATCTTCAGATGGATCAAACGCTTTTGGTGGTGGCAATTTAGTAATGACTCTTCGGCCTAATTTGGATGTGACTCTTCATGGGTATCCAAACTCAAGAGATGATGCAGGTACTCCAACTAACTTCTTATCTACAGACGCTTCTGGTAATTTAATATCTAATCCTACTTCTATTTTAGCAGGAGGTATTACGACGTTAAATACTCTTACTACATCTTCGCAAACGTTTGCTACAGGAACATCTGGATCAGATTTTAATATTTCATCCTCTAGTTCTACGCACACCTTTAATATCCCGGATGCAGCATCTTCTGCACGAGGGTTAGTTTCTACATCAGCTCAATCTTTTTCTGGAACTAAGAACTTTAATGCTCTCTTAACTGCCGTATCTGGCATAGATCTTGGTGTTGATAATACTACACGAGGTACAGTTAGATTACATTCCACAAATACGGGTTCTGTAACTATTCAACCATCTAACTCAACTACTACAGACTATACGCTTACTCTTCCAACTACGGACGGAGATTCTGGACAGGTATTATCTACTGACGGATCAGGTGTTCTAAGTTGGATTAGCCCGAGCAGTGGTACTCCTGCAGGTTCTAATACTCAAATTCAATATAACAACTCTGGAGCATTTGGAGCATCTACTAATTTTGAATGGGTTGATGCATCTACAAGATTAGAAGTTGGTTCTCCAGCATCCCCAGGCTCTTCTAGAATCGTTGTTAAAGGTGCTGGCACTGGAGCTACTGATTTTTCATTTCAAGCATTTAACTCTTCGGATGTAGAAAGACTAAGATTAACAAACAACGGATTATTCCAAGGGTCTGGTCTTGCTAGACTTGCTTACGATCTTACTAGTTTCTTTGATGCTTATGCTAGAATCAGACAGCCGTTTGATACTACATTTACAGATACCTCCGGTACTTTAGATTTATTTCATCAATACTCTACTTTTGCGCCAACATCTGGTACAGGAGTATATAATGGATTATACATTGCTCAACAAATAAACCAAACAGGTGGAGCAAATGGTATCACAAGAGGTTTGTTTATAGATCCTGCTTTAACAGCTGCTGCTGACTATAGAGCAATTCAAACTACATCTGGTAAGATTATATTTGGAGGAACAAACGCCGTTCAATTACCTATCGGTACTACTGCACAAAGAGTAGATACACAGGGTAATATTAGATATACCACCACAGCAACTCAATTTGAAGGATATAATGGTTCTTCTTGGGTTAGTTTTGGTGGAGGTGGAATATCAGATGGAGACAAAGGAGACATTACAGTTTCTGGTTCAGGTGCTACTTGGACAATAGATAATTTAGCTGTAACCAATGCTAAAATAAATGACGTTGCCGCTTCTAAATTAACTTCAGGTACACTACCTTCTTCATTTGCATTTGGAACACCCGCTGCATCTACTGCTCGATTTAATTATTCTGGTGGTAATCCAGCAATGATTGTTTCTAATAATGCAAACGAAACTTCTATATTCTCTCAAGATGGTGAACAGTATGTAAGTGCGAATAATACTTCAACCTTAATAGGTTCTGGTACGACCTACATGCAATATATTGATGGGGTGCTTAGATTGTACGATTCTGATTTAACGCATTATGTTGGAATAACTACTCCTGCAACTGGATCACTTACCACTTCCTATACTCTAACATTACCAACCGATGATGGAACAGCTGGACAATATTTACAAACTAATGGTTCTGGTACACTTTCATGGCAAACAATTAGTGGTAGTGGGGATATTGTAAATGGCGGTAATACTACGGGAGCAACTGTTGTAATAGGTACAAATGATGCAAACGCACTATCGTTTGAAACAAATAACGTAGTTAGAGCAAGCGTAACAGGAGGGGTATCTACTGGAGGAGCTTGGACGTTTACTAATGTTACAGCAAACACCTCTACTGTTGAAGATATATTTACATTAAGAGCAAACTCTAGTGGAACTGCTGCTGCCAACTTCGGAGTGGGTATACTATTTCAAGGAGAGTCTTCTACTACAGACAATAGAGACTTAGCACGAATTTCTACAGCTTGGACTACTGCTACAGATGCGTCTAGAACTTCTAGATTAGGTATTCAACTTGTGAGTTCTGCTGGCGCATTGACCGAAAGCTTTTCATTTACTCCTACATCATTAAGTATTGGTTCTTCTACACCGGCGGTTATCACTAATAGTGCTTTTTCTCCG